ACAATAAAGGATTCCAATGGACAAGAAGAATTATTGCTTTAACAGCAGTCTTTATGATTATTGCTTATCCTAAAATAGTTCCTGTATTTTTTGATACTAATGTTGTTCTTACATGGACAGAGTTTGAGCCTGGCTTTTGGTTCTTAATAGATAAAAAAGAAGTAGTCATGGATAAGATATTTAATGGAGTTGTTATTACTCCCCTTGATACACATTTAATGTCTGCGATTGTAGGATTATATTTTGGAGGGAGCTTAGTTAAAAAATAATGGCAACATCAGGCACATATAATTTTAATTTAGATATAGATGAAGTAATACAAGAAGCTACTGAGATGATTGGTGGCGAACAAACTCTTGGACATACCCCTCAATCTGCTAGACGTTCAATTAATTTAATGTTGAATGATTGGCAGAATAGGGGTATTTTACTATGGAAAACATATACAACTGCCGTAACAGTTTCAACAAGTGTAACATCTTATGATTTAAGTAGTTCTTCTACAGATGCTTTACAAATTAATTTACGTAGAGATTCAACAGATATTGAACTACAACGATTATCTTTTGAAGAATATTTAAATGTACCAAATAAAACACAAACAGGAAGACCAACACAATATACAGTTAAAAGAGATTTAGCTAATCCAACAATACATCTTTATCCAATTCCTGATAATGCTACAGATATTTTATATATAGAAGCAATACGTCAAGTAGAAGATGTAAATAAATCTGCCGATCAAAATGCAGATGCACCAGTAAGATTCCTACCAGCTTTAACATGTGGATTAGCATATTATTTAGCAATGAAAAGAGCAGGAATTCCAATGGATCGTATTGCTATGTTAAAAGCAAACTATGAAGAAAAATTATTACATGCTATGGAAGAAGATAGAGAACGAGCAAGTTTATATGCTAAACCTAAATATGGATATGTTTAATGGCTAATAATAAAAATGCTCGTGCTATGTGTGATGATTGTGGATTTGTTTATGCACATAGAGTAATGAGATTAAATAGTTATGGGATGTTAAATTGCCCAACATGTTTTGATGGTGCATTTGATTTAAAGAATCATCCACAAAATAAAGTACCAGATGTAAGAGATGATGCAACAATTCTTAATCCAAGACCTGATTCAGGTGGTAGAAATTTTGAATGGCAATTAGCTAATATTACTTGGGAAGATTCATCAGATCCAAATAATAGGAAGTGGGATACAGTATGACAAAATTAGAAGGTAAATTAATTAATTCAACATATAAGCAACTTCTTAAAATGGGAGTTTCTACTAATCAAGGTGTTGATACATCTTTAACAAATGTGCAAACAGGAGATGGAACTAATACTGCAATAAAGATAGCAACAAGTGCTATGAAAGTTACAGGTACTTTTGGAGTAGATGGGGATACATCTGTATCAGGTGATTTACAAGTAACAGATAAAGTATGTGCTTCTACGTATTATGGAGATGGTTCTAACTTAACTGGCGTTACTATGTCTGTTGGTGGTGATATATCCGTATCAAGTATTTATGTAGGAAATACAGCAACTATTGCAGGTGCTACATCTATTGGAGGAGCATTAAGTGTTGGAGGAGCTGCACACTTTGCATCAACAGCAACTGTAAGTGGAGCTTTCCATGCAGCAGGTGCTGGTAGTTTTGCAAGTACTGTTACAGTTGTAGGAGCTACACATTTACAATCAACAGCTTCTATAGCAGGTGCAACATCTATAGGTGGTGCAGTTAATTTATTAAGTACGGCTACAGTATCAGGAGCTGCAGGTTTCTTAGGAACTGTTAGAGTTTCTGGAGCTACATCATTAGAGGCAGGTGTAGTTGTTAAAGGTAAAGCAGAATTTGATGATGATGTTTGCGTATCAGGAGATACTATTTTAGTAGGTAATTTAGCAGTTGGTGGTACAGCTACAGTTGCAGGAAATGCTTCAGTAGGAGGTACATTAACAGTAGGTGGTGCAACTCATTTAGCTTCAACTTTAACTGTTGTAGGTAACACAACTTTAACAGGTAATTTAGGTGTTGGTGGAACTGCAAGAGTTTCAGGTGCAACTTCATTAGAAAGTACAGTAGTTGTAGGAGGTAAAGCTGAGTTTAATAGTGATGTATGTGTATCAGGTAATACAATTTTAGTTGGTAATGCAACTATAGGTGGTACATTAAGTGTAGGTGGAGCTGTAAATTTATTAAGTACATTAACAGTAGCAGGTAATACTTCTATAGGTGGAACAGTTACTATAGGTGGAGCTAATGTTCAAGCAGCAAATGCAAAAGTTTGTGCAAGTGCTTTTTATGGAGATGGTTCTAATTTAACAGGTGTAACTGCTTCAATAGAAGGAAACATATCAGTTGATAATGCTACAGTAGGTGGTAATCTTTATGTAGGTGGTACAGTTACAGTTATAGGTAATGCAACATTTGATGGAGATGTATCTGTATCAGGTGATATGAATATTGGAGGTCATACTACAATAGCAGGTGCTGTACAACTAGGTTCAACATTAAGTGTTGCAGGAGAAGCTCATTTAAAAGATGCCGTAAGTATAGGAACCACACTTGTTGTAGGAGGTAAAGCTGAATTTGATGATGATGTTTGCGTATCAGGTAATACAATATTAGTAGGTAATCTTGCTGTAGGTGGTACAACAACTATAACAGGAGCAGTATCATTAGGAAGTACGTTAGATGTAGCAGGTAATGCATCTGTATCAGGTAATATAAATGTAGGAGGTACGGCAACAGTTGCTGGAGCTGCCTCAATAGGTGGAGCTTTATCTGTTGGAGGTGCAGTAAACTTAGCAAGTACTTTAACAGTTGCTGGTAAAGCAGAGTTTGATGATGATGTATGTGTATCAGGTAATACAATTCTTGTAGGTAATCTTCAAGTAGGTGGTACAGCTACAATAGTAGGTAATACTACTATAACAGGTAATTTAGGAGTAGGAGGTACTTTCAGAGTATCTACTGATACATCTTTAGAAGGTGGTTTAGTTGTTGGTGGTAAAGCTGAATTTGATGGTGCTGTTTGTGTATCAGGTAATACAGCATTAGTTGGAAATTTAACAGTTGGTGGTACATGTACTATTGTAGGTAATACAACTTTAACAGGTAATTTAGCTATTGGTGGTACAACAACAGCAACAGGTAATTCAGGATTTTTAGGAACTGTAAGAGTTTCAGGTAATACTTCATTAGAAGGACAATTACAATTAACAAAGAGTGCAGCAGCAGTTGTATGTGCAACAGCTATTGATGGTGTAGCATCTGTATCCTTAAACTTTGGTGCATGTCAAAATTTCTTTACATCAGTTACTGCAGCTCATACTTTAGCTAAACCAATAGGTTGTCGTACAGGACAAACAGGTAGTATCTTTTTAATGCAAGATGGAGGTAGTGGTACAATGGCATATAATGCAGACTTTAAATTTATAGGTGGTACAGATCCAACTTTATCTACAGCAGATAATGCAGTAGACAGATTAGATTACATAGTAGTATCTGCTTCAAGTGATGGAGTAGGTGGAGATATTCAAATGATAATTTCACAGGCGTATGCATAATGGGTGTATTTCAAAATCATTTAATGGGAGCTGCAGCAGCAGCAGCAAGTGCAAGTACTGATTTTTATGATCATCAAATAGCTAATAGTGTTCGTATGCAAATGGGAGCTGGCTCTCGTTTAAGAAGAACTCCTAGTAGTGCTGGAAATAGACAGACTTGGGCTATTTCTATGTGGGTTAAAAGATGCAAATTAGGAGATGAACAATTCTTATATGAAGCAGGAGCAAGTGGAGATCAAGATGGTAGATTAAGATTAGTTTTTACTGATGCTGATAAAATAATGGTAGGTACTGGTAATGCCAATTTAGCTACAAGTTCAGCAGTATTTCGTGATACTTCATCTTGGTATCATATCCATTGGAAAAATACTGGAGGAACAAATACAGTTCATGTTAATGGACTTGAAGTAATTTCTGTTTCTTGTTCAGGAGATACAGCAGTAAATAATACAGTAGCTCAAGGTATAGGATGTAGAGGAGGTTCTGGAGATGATACAACTTCTAGTCTTGAAGGATATATAGCAGAATTTTTACTCTTTGATGGAACTGCCTATTCTTATACTGATGTAACAGATGATAAAAATGGGGTACTTATCCCTGCTGATCCTTCTGGACTAACATTTGGTACGAATGGCACATGGCTTAAATTTGAATCAAGTTCTGATTTAGGTAATGATTCATCAGGAAATAATAATGACTGGACAGCAAGTAATTTAGCAACACACGATCAAATGATAGATAGTCCTACCTTTGATTCTAGTTCTAATGGTGGTAACTTTATGACTTACAATGGAGCTTTAGTGGGTTCAAACAATACTTTATCTGAAGGTAATTTAAAAAGTACAGGTAGTTCAGGAGGTAATACTTCAGGTACTTTTGGTATGATTACAGGAAAATGGTATTGGGAATGTAGAGCAGAAACAGTAAATTCTTATGGTCCTACTTTTGGTATAGGACAATCTGGTCATGCAGGTACAGATGGATTATATTATATAATTACATGGCAAACTTCTGCTGGACAAATGTATGGTGGTGGAGGTGATCCACAAGGAATGGGTACAATTACTGTAACTAGCACAGGTGTAAGTTCTCTTTCTTCAGGAGATATTATGAGTTTTTGGCTAGATTGTGATAATGGAAAATTATGGATAGGTAAAAATGGAACTATCCCTAACTCTGGTGATCCTGCAGGTGGTTCTAATCCACAAGCAAGTTGGTCTACTATTCCTACAGATAGATATTTTACTCCAACATGTCAAAATGTAGGTTCTGGTATAGGTGTACTAAATGCAGGGCAAAATCCTAGTTTTAATGGTGGTTTAACTGGTGGTAATGTAGGTACAGAAACAGATAAAAATGGTTATGGATTATTTAAATATGATCCAAGTGGTACAGATTTTATAGCTTGTTGTGCTGCTAATCTACCAACAGTAGATGCAGTAGATCCTGCACAAACTGATGACAATTATCCACAGAAATTATTTAGTCCTTTAATATGGACAGGTGATGGTACTACAAGTCGTGCAATAACAGGATTAGGATTTCAACCAGATTGGTTATGGTTTAAATCTA